GGTTTATCTGAAAATAGACAAATAGTTTTAATAGATATGTATTTTAATTTAGGTAACAGGCTATTCAAATTTGTTAACACTTTAGCGGCTTTGGAAAATAAAAATTACAATAAAGCGGCAAATGAAATGTTACTTAGTAAATGGTCAAAACAAGTGGGACAAAGAGCAGTAACACTTTCAAATATGATGCGTGATGATATTTATCAGGTCTGATGATTACCTCCATAGACAGAATAGGCAGATCGGGAGAATTTGTCGTTGCTAGCCAATTAGCTTTAGTATCTGATACGGTTTCTTTAGTACCACATAATAGTTATGCGGACATAATTTTTGAGTACCAAAGAAATTTATACAAAGTGCAAGTTAAAACTTCTGCAAAAGAAAGAAAGTATCCACACAAAGACGGAGATTATAGAGTAGGCTGGACATTTGATTTACGCAGAAAAAGAAAATCAAAAGATGTAAAATTACAAAAGTATGGCGCTGAGGGCGAATTTGATATAGATATTTTTGCTTTGTATTGTTTGCCGTATAATTCAACTATATTTATTGCTTTTAAAGATGCACCAACAAAGTACACTTGTTCTGATGAAGATTTTGCAAAAAATGATTCGCTTACAAGCCTTAATATTGTTTTAGAAGAATTGTCACATATAAAATAGTAGGTAAAATAAAAAAAATGGCTTTACAAAAAATTACATTTAACGCTGGCATTAATAGAGAAGGAACTGCTTATGATAATGAGCTTGGTTGGTTTGATTGTAATTTAGTAAGATTTAGAAAAGGCAGGCCAGAAAAATTTGGTGGTTGGCAAAAGGTTGTTAACAACACTTTTTTAGGTGTATCAAGATCTTTAAAAAATTGGATTTCTTTAGAGGGAACAAAATATTTAGGTAACGGTACTAATCTAAAATTTTATATTTTAGAAGGTAACGAATTTTCTGACATAACGCCAATAAGAAAGACTAGCACAAATTCAATAACTTTTTCAGCTACTGATGGTTCTTCAACCATAACCGCAACTGATTCTTCTCATGGTGCTGCTTTAAATGATTTTGTTACTATTTCAAGCGCTTCAAGTTTAGGTGGCAATATAACGGCTGCTGTTTTGAATCAAGAATATCAAATCACTGGTATTGTTGATACTAACACTTACACTTTTACGGCTAAAGATACCTCAGGCTCTACTGTTACTGCTAATAGTAGCGATACAGGTAATGGTGGTTCAGGAGTAGATGGTTCATATCAAATAAGTACAGGTTTGAATGTTTTTTTACAGGGTACGGGTTGGAGTGTTGGCGCTTGGTCAGACGGCACCTGGGGTTCTACGTCTAGTTTGACAGCAAAAAATCAACTTAGAATTTGGTCACAAGATAATTTTGGTGAAAATTTAATTATAAATGTTAGAGCTGGGGGTATTTACAGGTGGTTGGAATCTGGCGGTACATCGACTAGGGCTGTTGAATTATCACAAATAACTGGAGCAAATTTAGTACCTACCGTTGGTTTACAAGTTCTTACTTCAGAAACCGATAGACATTTAATAGTTTTAGGCGCTGATCCTATATCTGGTTCAACTAGAACTGGAGTTTTAGATCCTATGTTAGTGGCTTTTAGCTCGCAAGAAGACGAGTTAAATTTTGAGCCTAAAATTACTAATACAGCTGGATCGGTAAGATTGTCATCAGGCTCTCAAATTGTAGGTGGTGTAAAATCAAGACAAGAAATTGTAATTTTTACAGATACTTCTGTTTACAGTATGCAATTTGTTGGATCGCCATTTACTTTCGCAGTAAATTTAATAGATCAATCAACAGGATTATTAGGACCAAATGCAGCCATAAATGTGCCTTCAGGCACATATTTTATGAGTTATGACGGATTTTATACCTATGATGGTTCTGTAAAAGAATTACCTTGTTCAGTATTAAATTATGTTTTTTCAGATTTGAATACTGACCAAGCTTTTAAAATATTTGCTTTCACTAACAAAAAACACTCTGAGGTTGGATGGTTTTATCCTTCCGCAAGCTCTACTGAAATAGACAGATATGTTATCTATAATTACGCAGACAATCTTTGGTATTATGGCCAACTTAATAGAACGTCTTGGGTAGATTCTGGTGTTCAACCTTATCCACAAGCAGCTGGTAGTAATTATCTTTTTCAGCATGAAATTGGTTTTGATGATGACGGAGCAGAAATGAGAAATGTTTTTATAGAATCTGCAGATTTTGATATTGGTGATGGTGAACAATATTCTTTTGTTAGAAGAATAATACCCGACATAAAATTTTTAGATAATGATGCGGCTTCTAACGTCAATTTAATCACAAAAATTAGAAATTTTCCTGGCGATTCTTTAACTACAGCAGCTACCTCAACTGTCTCGCCATCAACAAAACAATCTCATATTAGAGCTAGAGGTAGGCAAGCAGTATTGAGAGTTGCTTCAAACGATTCTGATTCTGGAAATGTGGGGGTTGGGTGGAGATTAGGATCTACTCGATTAGATATAAAAGCAGATGGTAAGAGATGATGGAAATTATAGGAGTGTTCATTTTAGTCTTACCTTTTGCAGTTGGATATTTAATTGGTTTTCAAAAAGGAAAACAGGATAAAAACGAATAATGGCAGATCCAAAGAAAGGTACAGGAAAAAAACCTAAAGGTACGGGTAGAAGACTTTATACAGATGAAAACCCAAAAGATACGGTTAGTATTGAATTCGCTACTTTAAATGATGCAAAAAATACTGTAGCTAAAGTCAAAAGATTAAAAAATAAGTCCTTTGCAAGAAAGATACAAATATTAACAGTAGCAGAACAAAGAGCCAAAGTTATGGGGAAAAATAGAATAGCTAGTGTATTTTCAACTGGTAAAGACAAAATAAGAAAACAGTATGGCAAAGCTACTTGAAACTAGATTACCCGTAGCTACTGATACAGTTACCGCCTTAACTTATAATAAATTAGTAAGAATTTTAGAGCTTAATCTTGGCTCTATAAATATAGATTCAACGCCCCATTACAACGATCAAGATTTAGGTATCTTGAATTTTGACGAAGGGGACATAATTTGGAACACCTCCATAGGCGTTCTACAAGTATATTTAGGTAATGAATTTTTAAATTTACACACTCCATCTGCACCAAAAGGTTTTAGTATGGATGGCGCAGTAGGTACATTAAGCGTAAAAACAAATGGGGACATTGTTATTAATATTTAATGCAGCCTAAAAATAATAATTATGAATTAAAAAATTTGCTTTTGGCTTATCCTGCTGATTGGTTTGTTGAAGACCAAACATTAACATTTGTAAAAAAAACTTTACCTAATATATCTAATTTTTATAAAAATGAAGGTAAAAAAGATATGATCTTGTCAAAAGAATCTATTGTAAAAGAGCCGCTAAAAGAGGTTTATACCATACCTTTATTTTCTAAAACTTTTTGTCAATTGTTGATAGATGAGCTAAAAAGTATGCAAGCACATGAGTCATTCAAACCTAACGATTTAGAAGACGAACTTAGACAAATACCTGAAATTATTATTAGCAAGTATAGCGAACAATTAAATAACGCTTTACTGCATATAGTTGATACTATACTAAATCCTATCTTTATAAATATTTGGAATCGTCACGTTACTGCTGGAAATATACAGATAGCAAATTACAATATTAAAGAAAAAGTAAAAGGTGCTTGGCATCATGATGCAAGCGCTGACATATCTGTTGTTGTACCTTTGAATACAGGAGAGTATATTGGAGGAGGAACAGAATTTTTTAACAGAGGTGTTGTTAAGCCTCTGCCTAATGGAAATGCTTTAATATTTCCTAGTTTTACGCATATGCATAGAGGTTTACCAGTTGAAGCTGGTGATAGGTATTTATTAGTCTTTTGGCTGGTTTGTGAGGAATCAACAAAAACTAATAGAAACTATATGAAGAATGAATAAATAAATGTAAAATAAAAATCATGATAAATCCAGACATGACAGGTTTAGCAGCTCTCGGTAGAGGCGAAGATAATTATTTAGCTCATGTTGCTAAAGGCGAAATGATAGTGCCGCCTTTAGGTATTTCTGAAGACACAAGAAATAGACTAAAAGCTGAGATGAAAGCGGTTGGTTTAGATCCAAATAAATATATTGTAGGCTCTGGTATGAGCATCAATCCTATTACAAATTTGCCTGAATTTGGTTTTTTCAAAAAATTAGGTAAATCTATAACAAAAGTCCTCGATCCAATAGCCGAAGTAGCAGCTGTAGTGCCTGGACCTCATCAACCGTTTGCTAGAGCTTACACCACAGTTGATAAATCTTTAGAACAAAAAAAATTTGGTAAAAGGGCAGCAGCACAGACTGCTAAAGATCAAGTCATGCCTTCTTTTGTACCTAACACAGGATTACCAAGTATCTTTGGCCAAAATCAAACACCAGAAATTATAAAAAGAATAGGTGATTTGTTTGGATTTGGGGGCAGATCTGGTTTAGAAGATGTCTACGGACCTGATGGAGTACTTAGAGGTATAAATCCCGTTACCGCTGGTCTAGCTTCTTTGTATGGATTAGCAACTCAAAAAGCAGCAGAAAAAGAAAGATTCGGTATAAAAGATGTAAGAGGTTCTATACGACCTGATTTAGCTAGAAGTTCAAATATGGGTATAGCTGGTTTTGATGTTGGGTTTGCAAATGGTGGTGAAGTGTTAGATATGCGAGCAGGTGGTGAATCAATTGGTCCTGGTACAGGCACTTCTGATGATATACCAGCTATGTTGAGTGATGGAGAATTTGTTATGACGGCTGCTGCGAATAAAGGATTAGGCGGCTATAAAGTTAGCCCAGACAAGACTCATAAGGAAAAAGGAGTAATATGTTTAACTCCTGTTGGGAAACCTGACAGAAAAAAAGGTGCAGATAACATGATGGACTTAATGAAAACATTTGAAAAATACGATAAGGCGTTTGCTTGATTATGTTAAATTTTGATAACCCTGGCGCTTTAGTGCCAAGACTAGAATCACAAACAACAACTGAAAGGTTAACTGATCCAAGATTAGCTGCGTTATATTTTGGGACAGGGACAAGCCCTGGTTTCTTAAATCAACTGCAAGAAGCCGCTAAAAAAAGATTACAATCGTCTGTTCCTTTGCAAGAAACAGCTGGTTTGTCAGATTTACAAACCTTAGGTATAGATAAATTAAGAGAAGGTATAGGTGCTTACGAACCTTTTTTGAAAGAATCAGAACAACTGCTTA